TTGTCCTTGTATATACCACGGCAATGGTGATAACTCTGCAAAAGATAACTTTGAACGTATCTATAAAGAGATGTACCCGCAGTACAACTTGTTTCATACCCCTACCCATGACTATGAAGTCATAGAGAAAGACATGATCCTAATAGATTTTATGTCAGAACATCAATGCCAAAGACTTATAGAACTAGCAGAGCAAAATGCAGAGTGGAAAAGCTTGCCTATCGACACTTACCCTGCACAAGAGATAAGACTAAAAGAACTTAACATATACCAAGAATTAGAAGAACATTGGCAGAAACATGTCAAACCTATAATAGAACCCTATTGGAATCCTATGGTTGTAGAGGGTATAAGAGATGCGTTTATGTTGAAGTATTCTACTAATTCACAAACAAAACTAGCGCTACACCATGACTCTTCGCACGTAACTGGCTCAGTAAAATTAAATAAAAACTATAAAGGTGGCGAGTTATTCTTTCCTAGACAAGGCATAAGCAATGCTGATATACCTGTAGGTAAACTGCTTCTGTTTCCAGGGCAAGTTACGCACCCGCACGAATGCGTAGAACTAACAGAAGGCACTAAGTACAGCCTCACTATATGGTCACAAAGGTACAAAGGCGATATACTGTAGGAATGTACGAAGCCGCATCACTTACAAAACAAGACATAACAACTCTTTACTACGAAGGTGTTTTAAAAGATTTATATATACAGTCTAGTGGGTATATAAACAGAGGTACTTATGCTTATCCTGGAATAGACTACACCCCAGAACAAATAGCTTCTGCTTCAGAAGACCATAAAACAGATTTTTGGTACAACGTTTGTCTAGGAAATTTAGCACAACCAGGCGGCGTAGTTATAGGTACATACGTTAACGATTACCTTGTAAGTTTATTTATGGGGTTTATTAACGATAACGGCGAATACCATTTGTGTAACTTCCTAATGAGGCCAGATGCAGACGGCACGAGAAACTTTTTATTTGTGTCTGAGTATCATAATGTTTTAGGCGAAGTAGAAAAGTCTTTAGGTGCTACAGTAGCTTATACCTACGTAGATGTAGGTTCTCCTATACATGACAGCTTAACATCTTGGATAAACTACTTTCGTAATATAGAAGAGTCAAATGTAAAAAATTGGGGCAGCATGGTAAACTTAGGAGAAGTTACTCAAAGTTACGGCGTTCCCGAAGGTGAAACTTGGGAAAACGTAAAAGATAATTACAGTTGTACTTTTGAAAAATATAAAATGGAGTACTATTAATGGCTTGGTTTAAAGATACAAATGTAGATATGGCAGAATTAGCCAGTGTATATCGTACACCTAACCAGGGTGTATCTGCTAAATCTAATTCTAATATATCTTTTACTGACTACAGACACATGCCCCCCCAGGCAAATGGCTCTAACAATACTCTTGGTATTAGTGGAGGTAATCAAACTTTACGATTTGATGATTTACATGATACAGGGGGCGTTGTAGGGGGTTCAAGTACTTACACTACTGGGTCTACTAAAGGAGCACAAACCAGGACCCTAGCAGGGGCTTTTACTGCGCATGGAGCATCTGTTGTAAGAACCGATGGGTCAGCTACCTCACAGGGCTATATGAAATTAGGTTCCCAATCAGGAACACCTGACCTTCGAGGAGTTGGTAGCTTTGGTGTTCCTACTACTTTTTCCTATTATCTAGAAGGTATAGGATCTGAACAGCTTAGTTTAGGAGGTTCATTTTTTGTTGTAGTAAGGGGTAGTGGGTATCAAGCTAGCGCACCGGCAGCAAATTCTTGGAGTACTATAAGAGTAAGAAATCTTCTAGTAAATGGAGGTGGTTTTACTACTAATTTTAACCAGTCTGACGGGACAGACGTTATTGGATGGACTTCTAGTGTTAGTGGTACTACTAGGATATGGACAGCCCCGCACGGGCTTGCTGGTGTTTACAACCTACCCTCGGGTTGGGTTGGCAACTCAACCCATTCAATTGAGTTTATCTAAACTTAGTATATAATTTCAACATGGCTACGGTTAAAGAAACATTGGCAAAAATCGAATCACACGAAAAAGAGTGTAATATTCGATACACTGCTATAGAGAAACGCTTAGACAAAGGAGATGCTAAGTTTGACCGTATGGACACTAAGTTCACAACAATGATTATAGGCGTGTATGTTCTTATCATTGGGTCTAGCTTTTTATAAGGAGGTACCTATGGCTAAAGCCGAAAGCAAATTACCACAGTTAATCAACTTTGATGGTAAACAATACGATATAACCCAGATGACTGACCGAGTAGCTCAACAATTTAACATGTTAGTTAGATTACAAAGTGAATGGCAAGAGGCTGATTTTAACTTACGAAAGGTAGAAGCAGCACAAAAAACAACCGTAACGGAACTGCAAGTCTTTTTAAAAGAAGACAAGATTAAGGCAGTAGACGACAGGATAATAACACCATGAATGTAGAACAACTAAAAGAAGAGATTAAAAGACATGAGGGTGAAGTCTTAGAAATTTATAAAGATAGCCTAGGCTACAAAACATTAGGTGTCGGGCATCTATGCCAACCTAATGACCCTGAGAACGATTGGGAAGTAGGTACTAAAGTATCACAAGAAGTTGTTGATTTGTATTATGAAGATGATTTTGCTAAGCACGTAGATGAAGCTATCCACGTGTTTGGTACAGAAGAAGATTTTTATAAGTTACCCGAAAATATCCAACACGTCATAGTTAATATGTGCTTTAATCTAGGAGGGACTAGGCTTTCTAAGTTCCGTAACATGTTAAAAGCATGTAGAACACATAATTGGAAACAAATGGCAGCTGAAATGGAAGACAGCAGATGGTTTAACCAAGTAGGAAGAAGGAGTCGAGAACTGCAAGAATCAGTTCTGAATACTGTATAATGAAAAAATGGCATATATTAAACTTAACACCTTTGGAGGACTTGCTCCTAAAGCTTCTCCCCGTCTATTAAAAGATGAGTTAGCTACAACTGCTACCGACGTAAATCTTGAAAGTGGGCGTTTAGTACCTGTAAGAGATAATTCTGATACTCTTACCCTTTCTAACTCTTCTAGACAAAGTATATTTAAATACACAGATTCTCCAGAACGTTGGCTACAATTTGACGAAGATGTTAACGTCGTGCGTAGTGCTATTCCTGGAGACACTAACGACACGTTATATTGGTCAGGTCAAACTTTCCCTAAAATGGGTAGATCTTCAGACATAATAGGTGGTTCTGTGTACCCTAATGCTGCTTACAGATTAGGTATACCTGCTCCAACAGCCGCTCCAACAGTAGCTCCAGTAGGACAAACACAGTTTGATGGCGTTATTGCATTTGTAAATGAGAGTTCCACAATCACTATTACTACTTCTACAAGTGGCGCAGCTACCGCCCATAGTGCTTCTGTAGGTGAATACATAACACTTACAGGTTTTGCTACAACGCAGGGAGTAGCTGCTGCAGATATAAATGGTAATTATAAAATAAAGACAGTGCCTAGTGTTTCTACTCTAACAGTAGAATTATCTGCTGCTGCAACGGGTACGGGTAACAGTGCCTCTGTAGCAAACGGTGTAGCACTTGGTGGTAATTCAGACGCAGAGTTAGATTACGAAACTTCATACGTATATACTTTTGTATCTGCATACGGAGAAGAAGGCCCGCCTTCGCCTGCTTCTACTGTTATAACTACAGATGATAATATGACTGTAGCTTTATCCGCGCTAGAAACTTCTACAAGTATTACTAATACTAACTTATCAAAGAAAAGAATATATAGATCTAATACAGGTTCTAATTCTACACAGTTTCAATTTGTAACAGAGCTTGCATTGTCAGCTACGACCTACACAGACGTTTCTAAAAATAGTGAATTAGCCGAAGTTTTACCCTCTAGCACTTGGATTGCACCACCAGATGACAGCGCTTTATACCCAGATGGGCCTATGAAAGGGTTGTTAGCTTTAGGCAATGGTACTTTTGCTGGTTTTACAGGTAATAGAATATGTTTTAGTGAAGCTTATCAGCCACACGCTTGGCCTGCCGCATATAGATTAGGTATAGAAGAAAAAATAGTAGGTATAAAAGCTACTTCTAATGGGCTTATTGTAGGTACAGAAAGCACTCCTTACTTAGTAACGGGCAGCGACCCTTCAGCCATGATTGCTATAAAAATAGAAACAGCAGAAGCGTGTTTGAGTAAAAGGTCTATGGTAGATATGGGTGAAACAGTAATATATGCAGGGCCAGATGGCTTGATTGCAGCTTCTGGTGCCCAAGCGTCTAATATAACAGAAGGTTTAATAACTCCAGAACAATGGCAAAGTGATTACTACCCTTCTACTATCACAGGTTTCTACTGGCAGGGTAGATATGTAGGTTTCTACAACACGGGTTCTGGGTTTGGTGGATTTATATTTGACCCCCGACAGGGAACAAACGCACTTGTAAATCTAGATGCAAGTGCGTTAATACGCGGTGGTTTTACTGATCCCGACGATAACGAGTTGTACTTAATAATAGGTAATAAAATTAAAAAATTCCAAGGTAGTTCTACTAACCTTACGTACAATTGGAAGAGTAAAGAGTTTCCAATGGCCCGACATACTAGTATGGGGTTTGCAAAAGTAGA